AACTACAGCAAGTCGCGGAGGCCGCGATTGCCGCCATCACAAGCAACGCTGAAGCATGCGGCGTCTGCGGTTGCGCGGTTTACAAGGGGCTGCCAACCAAAGTTTCCTAGACATCACATCAAATAAAAAGCCGGGCCGTGGGGACACGCCCGGCTTTGGTTGCGGGTCGTGCGCAACCCAGCAACCGGCTTCTCAAAGCTGCACGTCAGCCCCGTCAGTTACAGGGCGCAAGGGGGCTTGTTCCAAATGCAAGGTGACAGGCTACCCGCGCAGCCTTGGAAGCTAACGGATTGACGACGCAAAACGCCCCGAAAGTCAAGATGCGTCCCAAAATTTTATTGGGATTTCCAAAAAGTAGCTAACCGCCCGCCGGCGTCCCGCAAAATCTCCGTCGCCTTCTCCCGTGCGTGAAACGGGCTGTGATAGCCCAGCAAATGCCCAACACGATGCAGAGCGGTTTCAAAACACGCCACCTGATCAGCCACGAACGCCGGCCGCGTTCCAATCTGTAGCCGCGCCGCCTGGTACAGGCGCCGGTGGTCGGCCTGCGCCTCGCTTTTGGCCAGCCCCGACATCGAACCAGGGTCGAACGCCAGCACGCGGTTCAGATCAACGCTTCCCAAATGGCCGCCAAGGCCGCCAGCGAACCAGTGGAGCGCGTATTTCTTCAGGGAGTAGTATTCCTCATCCGAAATGATTTGACGCACCAGCGCCCTTCCTAATGGATCGTCGCGCATGGTGAAGCGGCGTCCGGCCCGCCGATCCCCGCCGATGATGAAAAATCCCTCTGACCGCTTGATCCGTTCCGGTGTCGGCTCATCTCGCTGCGGTCGAGGCATGGCACACGGCTCCCGCGATGTTCTTCATCGGAAAGCCCCTTACGCGCGCAGCTACATACTAGATAGAAGTAAGGGAAAAGATATATATGGTTGTGGTTAGTATAGCGTTTGCTATTGCCGCACTGAGTCAAATCAATAGGTTAGCATCCGAGATGGGTGAACATCGGAACAGGGTTGATCAACGGCGGCGGAAACGTCGGATCGAGGCTACGGTACCGCCCTTTGAGCCCGCTTCTCGGCACTGCGTGATTTTCTTCATGGCGCGGCCCATCTCGGCATCGAGCCGCCGATGTTTCCAGCCGTCATGAAACAGCGCTAACAACACCGGACGATGCCGCAACCATTCCTTCAGCGACAATCTTGTGATGCGAGCCAATTGGCCATCGTCGTCGGGTAAGCCGCCTCTCGCCCAATAATGCATCATTAGCAGCAGATACGCGCCGTGCTGCACGGTTCGAAGATGCATGGTGTCCCGCATGTAGTCGCCAACATAGAGCGGCATCCAGGGACGCTGCATCGGTCAGCCTTCCACACGCTGGACCCCGATCAATTCCGACATTGGCTTGAGATTGGCAGCCGGGATGAAGAACGCTGGCCGGTTGCCCGCCGGGTCTTCCCAAAAAAACTGTTGCTTGCCTTCCCGCGCAAACACCCAACCCTTCAAGACGACATGATGGCCATCGACAATCGCCAGGATAAATACCTCGCTGTCCTTGTCATCGGGATGCAGGATTAGCCGGCCGTTCTTAAGTTCTGTCGCGCGGACCTGTACTTTGCCAACATCCGGCTGGTCGACTTGCCCAACAGTGCCGGACCAAAACACCCCGAAATGCTTTGCGGCGCCCATCTCGGCGATGGCACCTACGATATTGCTACCCCAGGGATCGGTAACCTTGCCATGAACCTGGTTGCGACCGTCGCGCAGTGCCGTAACATGACGCATGACGCCAACCTGGCCAGCCAGCATCAATTCTGCCGCGGTCAATCGAACGCCGATGCTTTCGCTGTCACTTGCCATGATATTGCAGCGCCAGGGCAAAGGGATCGATGCCGTACCGTCCCCAAAACTCGCGTTCATTCATTGAATGCTGAAGCGCATGGTGACGATGGCACAGCGGCAGCGCCCACCGGTCTGAAGATTTCTCGCCCATGCCGGTCTCGCGCTTATCATGGTTGATCGAGCCAACGCGCAAATGCGCTGCTTCAACGGTGGTGTTGTCACCGCAGATACAGCAACGCTGTTGCCGGATATAGGCCAGATATTCCTCGTCGTGCTGGCGCGGTTGGCGGAAATTCGGTTCAACCATCGCCATAATCCTTGCGTTCTGCAAAGCAGATGGTGTCGTTGTGGCCGCCACCATGGGACACAAGTAGAATTTCAAGAGGCTGATAGCCGCGAGCCACGCCCATTCCGAGCGACTGCCATCCGAACGAAAGAACCACGCCACCAGGGCGAGTGATGCGATCGACAGCGTCACGAACTCGACGGTAAAGACGACCGTTCTGCGTATCTTCCGCCGTTACTTCGCGGCCGGCTGCTTTGTAATGTTCAGAGATTTGCCTGGGGCTATAAGGCGGGTCGAACAAGACCAGATCGGCCACGACTCCCCGTTTCCCCAGGTATTCAAGAAAATCTTCGGCATCCATATGCGCATGGGCGGTTGTGTTGCGGTTAATATCGTTGGTATGTGTCGCCCAATCCCGATTCCTCGCGAACGGATCGACGCTAATTTTCGCTTCGGCCAAATATCGCTGTACAAACTCTCCGATCGGCCGAATGCTGAAGGTTTCAGCGTTTGGCATTGCGAAGCAACGATTAAAGAGAATGGTCATTGTTTGCCCTAGCTACTTTGGCTCAACCATTTTCGCGCACCGTCCAGGCTTGATAGGCATTATCGAGGTCATGCCAAAGAATGCGCGCCGCCGAATTGTTTGGCTTGTCCAACTCGCTGCGCGAACAAACGCCGCAGATCGAGCGCACCGTCTCTGCCGCGCGTTCTTCGCTGCTATTCACGTTTGGATAATGCAATTCCTCTTCAAGGAACGCCCGAAAGGTCGGTTGCTTGCAGCGGATGCCGGCTTGTCGCGCCGGACCCAGCTCGAGCCATTTGTCCCGCTCGATCCCCTTGTGATCGATTGGCGTTTCGTCGTCGTCGATTTCGACAAGAACACATTGGAAGCGCGCTCCCATTGACGCCTTGATGATCCTTTGATCCATGTCGATGGACTGAATCACGACACGTAATACCCAATCGCCGGATTGCCGTTGCGTCAATCCGTCCTTCCTGATTTCAAACGCGGCCGCGTTATTGAGCGCTTGTTCGCTTTCGTGGGTCACGCCGCCGCCCTCCGTGCTTCGATTTGCTTGAGGAAATGCTTGCGCATCGCCGGCGGAAGCCCCTCGATCAGCTTGTCATGCTGCTTTAGGAAGGCGTCAACGCGCGCCCCCTGTAATGACGCGACATCGGCAAGCAACAGGCGATAGGCCGCAACGCCGCTTTGTTCGCCCCATCCGTATTTTTTCGCGAGGTTGTCGTGAAGCGCGTTGAGGTCGACAAGCGCACTGTCAGGAATGAATGCGCTGTTACCGCGCTTTTCCAGCACGATCCACGGCGCCTTCAGGTCATAGAGATAGCGCGCAATGCCCCATCGAACTGCCGCGCGCTTGAATGCGTCACTCAGCGCGCCCTTGTCGGCTTCCATGTCGGACGGTCCCGCGCCATCCGCCTTCCATATCCATTCGGCGCCGATACAAACACCGAGATTGCAGACGATGGACGTGCCGACGCCTGGCGTATAGCTGCATTGCCAACCGGCGGGACCAACCACGCTGTCAAGCCGGTCCATCGCGCTTCTCGCGTCGATGTAGCATAACGGTTGCCCGCGGAGTGGTTGATCCTCGCGGCGTGAACGTTCGTTGGTCGGACCAACGCGCCAACTGATTTCCTCCACCGGGAACGGCGCGGCCAATAGATCGAAAATTTCCTGGGCGGCCATCATGTCATTTCACCCGCAATGTCAGGCTTGGCGGCGAGTTGGACAAAGCGCAGCCGGGAATGAGGTCGCCGCGTTCCAGCGCCTCGCGGATTTTCGTGCGATCCGGCTTTCTCTCGATCTTCACTAAGGTATCCGGCAATTCGTTCGGATCGGGATCGCCGACAAGCGAAGGGATGCCCGCGCGCATCGAAAGCGTGGCTTCCGGCAGTTCGAGTTTCTTGGTGCCCGCGGTTTCCATCAAGAGCCTGATAAGATCGCGGAACGCATCGACGCGATGTTCGAAGCGTTTCTTGCGCTGGGAAAGTTCGTTCAAGCGCTCAGTGGTGCCGTCTTGCAAGGCCTTGGCGTCCTGCACCAGGCGAACCAACCTCGTCATGATCTTGCTGAAATCGGTCTCGCCTTCGATCATGTCGAGGCGCAGAACGTCATCTTCGACAAGATCGGGATATTCCCGCAACAACAGGTCGATGCGCTGTCGTAAAAGGTTGATGTCGCCGCTAAGCATGCTTGCCATCCGCCCGGTCAAGAATGCGCGACAGTGCGTCGCGCACCAATTCCAGTTCTTCATGAACGGATTGTGCCTGTACCTTTGTCAGCCGGCTAAGCGCGCGGACATCCATCAGCATACGCTGCATTCGTTGCAGCAACGCCGGATCGGGTCCGCTATAGACAAGCTCAATCGACATGCGGCTTCCTCTCGTAGTTCGCCCGCGCCTCCCTCACCGTCCCCAACATTTCTTGCAGCGTTGTCTCAAGCTTCGCCATGGCATCTTCCGCCGCTGTCTCGTAAGGCGGCTTCACCCTCATGGCGTTGACGTGCCATCGGCACATCGTGGCGTAATACTTGATCGCCGCGAGATGCGGTCCAACCTCAGCGTCATATTCGGAAAGCTTCATGCGGTGTCCTTGGATTTGTGCCGGGCAAAGACGCGCGCCGCGATATCGGCTTTCAGAACGTCGACGTCGTCGCGAATGATTTCATCACTCGTTATCAACGTCCGCACGTGCCTAACCGCATGCCATACGCTCGAATGATCATGAAGGCCGACGCGTCGCGCGATTTCATTCAGGCTTCGCAGCGTCAATGTCCGCGCCAGATAGCAGGCGATCTGGCGGGGGCCGACGATATAGCAGCGCCGGGTGCGCTCCGCGAGGTTCTGAGGGGTGAGGCCATAGAAGTCGCAGACCGCCGAATTGATTTCGTGCAGGGTCGGCCGCTCTTCGGTCAGGTAGCGGTGAAGGAAATCGAGTAGGTCGCTGTGCTGTTCAAGCTCGTAGGCATAATGGGCAAGTTGCGTCAGAGAGCCGGACGCGATGACGGTTCTGCCTTGTGGGGCCATCGAAATCCCCCCTTGCTCGCGCGTTTAGGCTGCGCGTTGCCCCTTCATGCGCCAGAAAGTCGCCGGGGCTTTGCAGCGGCGCCGGCCCAGGGCGCGCGTCATTACGACGAACGTGTTGGCCGGGAAGGTATCGAACCGCTGCCAGTTCCAGACCGCTTTGGGCTGGGCATCCGTCAACTCGGCCACGGCATAGATGCCGCCGAGCCGGTCGATGATGTCGCGGGCGCTCGAAAGGGTTTTCATGAAATCGAGATACACCAAAAAACTTTGGCTTGCAATAACGGTCCCAAAGTTTTTTTGGGCATGTCGGCGCCCCTTGAGCTATGCCCTCACGCCGCTGTTAACCAATGTGCAAAATTGACCACACCAAAATTATTTGTCTATTGCGACTTTAAGTAGCTTTTAAAATCGCTATGGCTGTGACATGATTTCCGACAGGGAAATGATTTCCTAAAAATTACGACAAGCGCATAGGTTGTCACAAAAATTACGCCAACCTGGCATACGCTACCGAACGGATGGAAATCGCGAAGTGATATCTTCTAAGCAGGCAAGCCAGATCACCAAGCGCATCAGAAGGTTGCGCCAGGCGGTGATAGGCGACAATCAAGCGGAATTCGCCCGCCTCTTGGGGATCGAAGAAAACCGCTGGAACAACATCGAGCGCGGTTCTGGCCTCAGCATGAAGCTGGCAATCCTGATCCGCAAAAAGACCGGCGTGTCGCTCGAATGGCTCATATTCGGCGAGCCTGATGGGTCTTGGCCCGACAAGAAATTGCGTCAGGAATTGGTGGGCGATGGATCGCCGCCGGCCCTTCGCAAGAAATTGTCGGCTGGAAGCTCAGCCAACTCGGTTGAATAGACCCAGCCCAGCAGTGCGCCAAGTTCGCGGTGGATCAGCCAGCACATTTCCGGATCGCCGAGCGGCATGACATCATGCAGAATGCCTGACGCTTCGCACTTGGCTAGCAGCATCCTTTCGATAAGCGACGGCTCTTCCAGGATGTCCTGCCCGTTCAGTTTCTCTGACTCATGATGTATCTGTTGATTGCTGTGCTTAGGCATTCCCGTCACTCCACCGCGCGATTGTATTGGCCCTTGGGACATCTTGATATCGGTCGGCGCGACCGTCTACCATCCCACAGTTGAGATCGGCTCAAAGCCCCAAAAAGTTTTGGTGTCCCAAAATTTTTTGTTGTTTGCTGTTGCCCAAAGTTTTTTTGGGCGTAATGTGCGCTTCCATGTCAAGGGAGGCGTTGCATGTCTATCTTGCCCACCAATGACTATGTCCCGGAACGCAAGAATAAGCTTGATATCAAGCCTGGTTTGAAGCCGCCGGCTTATGGCGAGCCGCAGCGCGACGCCATCGCCAGCGTCGTGGACGGGATCGTCACCGATCTCTGCGCAAAAATCCACGAACTGCGCGCGATGCTGGACAGCCTCGAACAGCGCACCATCACCAGCGCCGCCAATTCCAAGGGTTCGCTCAACGATCATGTCAAGCGTTGCGGCAGGCTCAATGACCAATTGGCCGCCATGCGCGCGGTGGTCGAGGAATTGGGCGATGACATCAGGCAGGACCGTCATGGTGACTAAGCCAAGGGTGCTGACCGAAGCCGACTTGGCCGAATGTCATCGGCTGTTGTCGCAGTTCGTGGCCAAGGCCGACGAGCTTGCGCCCTACATTTCGGCCGGCTGCATCGTGCCGCTCAATGACCCGCTTGGAATGGCGCTGCCCTATCTCAACGGCATCCGGGTCTGCGTGCAGATGGTCGATCATCTCGTTGCAAGGCTCGAAGCCGATGCCAGAAGCGAAGCAATACGACGACAGCCCGTGACCTGATACCCAAAATATTTTGGTGACAACTCTCGGTTGGTGAGGTAGAACGGTGCCGATTATCGATCCACGACGCGATAATCCGGAATTGCCCAAGGTCGTTTCCGACGCCTTGGCCGGGCTTCCCTTCATCACCCTGCCG